GAAGATTAGTCTGACTGAGCATATTCCAGATCAGACGAGTGCTAGGAGCAGCAACAAGAATCTTGGCAGCACCATCAACAGAGTCAATGATCTTCAGCACATTGTTACGATCAACCTCATGTGCATTGTGCTTAGTGCGGGTCTCATCGCAATCCAGAGACTCAACAACAGGAGGGATAATGCTGCCATTGTTCATCAACTCAGGTGCAGGCACGTTGATAAGATCATTACCAAACACCAGAGTGTTGTTCATGCCACGTCCCATGCTGTTACGGCTGTAACGAGGAGTTGCAGTGAAGAAGTAAGCATTGGTTGCACTCATGCTGGTGCCAGCAACACCAACAAAGTGAGACTTCTGAGTAGCATTGTGTGCCTCATCAAAGTATGCAACGTCGATGTTGATACCAGAGTCAACAATGCGGCCCAGAGAGTGATAAGTAGTGAAGATCAGTTGGTGAATGCCAGTAACGCGGCAAACAACATCATGAGACTGAATCTCACCGACCTTGGTGGTAGCGAAGCAATCAACCTCACCACTGTGAACATGCATCACAGCAGCATCCACAACACCGTTCAGAGCAGCAGTGAACTCTTCATACAGTTGGACTGCCAGCAGAATGCGGGGAGCAGTCACAACGACCGTCAGAGGGCGCTCAGAGGCGCTCAGACGGCGCTTAAGATCCTCAATCATGGCAAGAGTCTTGCCACCACCAGTGGGGCAGTAGACACATCCCTTGGCGGCAGTCTGCAGCACGTCAAGAATACGCTGCTGGTGGGGGCGGAGTTGCATGTCCTCTCTCATCAGTACCTAGGTATTATAGCATGAAAAAACCCCGCCGAAGCGGGGCCGTGATCCAGTATGCGGATTGTCACACGAGGGCAGTGACTGCCTCCATGATCTCCTGCAGGACTTGAATGCGAAGTTGGTTGTTCTTAGCACCCATGCCACCACATGCCCACTTGAAGGTATCACCTTCATCATTCGTGACAGACTTGTCATTGTACGCTTCGTGGTGAAGAAGTACAGCGGCAGGAAGTTTGTCAACTGTGAGGCCGTTTGCCAGCATCCAGAAGTAGTTATGGACAGCAGACTTGGAGACATATTTGTCATCAAGTCCAGCAACGAGAGAGTTAATCTCATCAAACCAAACAGAATACTGAGTGGTATCAATGTCGTTGATGTCAGTGTAGTAGAGTTTGTCTTTGACTCCTTGAGATACACCACCCAGGGTATCATCAGTCACCAAAGAGTAACCAACTGCATCCACGAGGAACTCATCTCCAACCAGACGCTTTTTATAGTCAGGGCCGAAGAGACGGTGCAGAAGAGGAGTATTCTCTTTCCGCATTTGGCGAATCCAATCAGACCAGGGAGTGCAGAAAGCATTGCGCTTCTCTTGACGATTGAGAGGGCAACCACTATTCAGGTTCAGGAAGATTTGTGGGAGATCTTCATAAGTTACCTGAGTATAGGTAACAGCAACACAGATACGCTCTTTGATGAGTTTCTGCACAAAAGTAGGCAGATCATCAAAAGATTGCTTAGAACCAACAGCGAACTCAACTACTGCATCGTTCACCAGTACCTGATAGACATCCTTAGGAATCTTGTAGTTTCCTTCAATAAGGTCACGGATAAAACGGTAGCGGTTGTTTCCATCCAGGGTAAGGTAGTTAGCCCGAGAAAGCATTTCCTCAAATATAGGAAGTGCTCGGTCTCCAGGAGCACTATTCCGAAGTGCTTCAATAGAGGTATAAAGGTCAACAAACACAAATGAACCTTCTGTGCGGTTCATCAGAATGGACTTAAAGAAAGCCTTACGATCTTTGTCGTTCCAGGCCACTGGACGTTGCACCCATTCAGGTGCTTCAGTCATATCAAACTGCTGAATCAGGAACTGCAACTGAAGCAGTTGAGGATCCTTTTTAGCAGGAAAAAGTGCAGGGATCATTGGTAACAGAAAATTGAGGTAACGATAGCATTGGTTGGGATCTCTCCCGTCCGTTGCTTTGAGTATTATACCAGGGGACTCGTGGTCTTGTCAAGCCCCCTGGCGGGGATCAGCGAGCGTACAGGTAAGCGCCTGCCCAGTCAGCATTCTCCAGCAGCCATTCACGCTGTTCGATGATGCGGAGATCATAACGAACACCTTTGGCAGGAGACTTCCAACCAGCAGACTTGTACACTTCACCAGTCTTCTTGTCGATAAAGCAGTGAACACTGCGATTAGCACGAACAGAGGAATCAATCATGATAACTTTGTGGTACTTGTTACCAGACTCGAAGACATAATCATAACCTTCAGGTGCAGCATCACGCAGAGCGTCACACAGCATCCAAGTCCACTTAACAACATTCAGTTGAATGGTGTTCTGAGCATCGCGCTGAGCGCAGAAGTCGGAGAACTCTTTGTTCAGGGTGGCGGGCATTGCCTGTCCGTTGATTACCCATGTATTATACCAAGAAAAAACCCGCCGAAGCGGGTTGGTGATCCAGTTCGCCAACTGGCACACTAGAATCCTTTTTTCTTCTTCATTGGGGCCTTCTTGTCCAGGATCTCAACATAATCCATTTGATCTTTGAATCCATATTGAAACCAGAACTGCAGAAGAGATTCATAATCATCAAACGTTACGTTCTTACCACCAGTAAAGAACAACCTGTAGTTGTGTTTATCGTATGGTTTATCTGACGTTTGGGTGAACAATTCAGGAAGCGTCGTCATAATCACTCAAATCCTCATCACTTTCAAACTGACGAATCAACGAAGCACGTTTCTTTTCAATGTTTCGAAGCAACTTCTCACTGTTCTTAAAGTCATCATCCTTTAGTTCAATACATTCAATGTACTCTAGAATGTCCCGAAGAATGTCAAACTTATAATATGCGCCGATTCCCTGTTCAGTATCACCTACCTCATCAAGTTGACGCATTTTAGAATAAAACTCGTGCTGAAGTGCAAGGTACTGCTTCAGACGAATGTAGTTTACAAAATCCATGCGCGTGACTTAACTCAATAGTATATTATCACGCTATGGATCAGTTGTCAACATCTCGTAACGGATCTTCAATGCTGACCCATTCTCCATGCTGATACTGCCACCAGAAGAAGTTCCAGGTAAAGAGATCACCCTCATTAGAATCTTTTGGAAAAACAGGAGCATCAGTCCCATCTTTCGTGGGCATGTCTTTATAGATGTATCTAGACATGTGCTCAAACTTTTCATTAACAAAAGTTCTGTTATCATCTGTCCATTTATCTAGTGGACATGATTCATGGCCGTACAAAGACTTAGATGCTAGTGGGCATCCACATGCTTTACACTGAAACTTTTGCTTATCAAACTGTTCACACCCTCTACAAATATCAAGTCTTTCTTCTTGATACTTTTCATCAAGCATAATAGCCCAACCCTGGTACTTATATGCTCTAATAAAACATTTCCAGACAAATTCTGCTAATTCTTTATTTTTTGGGTCAAATTCAAATGCCATAAGAAATCAACTCAGTATATTATGTATACGATCCTTTGAACGCGCTCAAAATGCTGCTAGGATCAACAAAAAATCCAGATCCACCAACAGCCGCTCCACCAAATCCTTTAGATGTACCAGCCTGAGGGCCGTTCTCTTGTCCAACACCAGGAGCAGCATTTGCTGATCCATTTAAATTACCATTTTGTCCTAAATTTCCAGTTTGTCCATCAGTACCATCATTTCCCCAAGTTCCACCACTACCACTTGTACCGCCAGATCCACCATTTCCAGCATTTGTTCCAGTCGATGCATTACCATTTCCACCAGATACGCCATTCGTTCTTGTTTGCAAGTATCCTTCACCATATCCACCTAAATCACCAGTTCCACCCGATCCACCATATGTGTATGTAGTGTACTGATAATCTCTTAATGCCCAGCAACATTGACAGTTTGCATCACCAGACTGCTCATTACTGTAGCATGTGCAACCACATCCACCTTGACCAAATGTTTTATAACAGTTTGATTGGCAATATGCATTACCACCATAGGTATTGTTACAAACGTTTTGGCATAACTGATAATATGCACCACCAGAGCGACCACCAGCACCACCTACAGATTCATATCTTTGTGCTGTAGTGATGTAACTTCCGTCTGCACCTTTACCACCAATACCACCTCGGCCGCCGCCACCGCCGCCACCATAAACAGATCCAGTAGCATAAACAACTACCGTTCCTTGCCCTGCAGTATTAACATAAAGAGCAGCTCCTCCATTACCACCTTGAGGTTGCCCACCATAACCATAAACACCACCAGCAACTTGTATTCTTAAATTACGTGCTGCTTTTGGTGTTTCACTTGTTGCAACATAAGCGGCTGGACTACCATTGGTAGAACCACATGTTCCTTGAAGATAACATGTTTTCTTGATTGTTTTTCCTAAGTTGCCATTCCACCCAGAGGCACTATCATCACCGATGTTTAGATTCAGATCTGTATCACCAGAACCTTGTGTCAAGTTATAATACTTGATCGTGTTTCTAAACTGAGATAACTTCAGGTTTAAAGACGATGAGATATTAGCATTCTCAGTAGCATCTGGAACTATGGGATTTGTATTGCTAGTATCAACTGTTCTCAACAGTTCCGATGCACTCACAGATCCAGATCCAGTCTCTTTAAAATTAGTTCTTAAACTATTAAAAGAGATAGAACCAGAAGCAAAAAACGGGCCGGTTTTTGATGCTGTAAGTGGCATATTAGTACAGTCTCAATGAAGTAACACCGATACCTTGAACGGTGAAGATAATTCTTGCAGGAGAAGAAGCATAGTCAATTTCTATCGCGTATGGTGCTCCAGCAGTGCTCTTAAATCCATTAGAAGCAGTAACAGATCCACTAAATGTACCAATTCCAGATCCAGTCAGACCACAATAGAATTGATCATCAATAGTTAGATCATTAATTTGAGCATTGTTCTTAACGGTAAGTCCTTTGAAAGCTACCGCTGATGCTGTTCCAATACCTATCGTATTGACTCCAACAAAACTAGCACTTCTGAGATCTGCAGTTTCTGTTACCTTTAAGTTGGAGACGGTTGTAACACCAGTTGTAACGGATAAGTTAGATCCAGAAATAATCGATGGAAGTGTGATTGTTCCACCAGAAATATTACCAGTTACTGTTAAGTTACCACCGATAGTTACATTGCTTGTAAATCTACCAGTTCCAGTTACATCAACGTTAAATGTTGGTTGTGTCTGACCAATACCAAGATAACCATCATATGTGAGAGACATTCTCTCAACATTTGTCTGACCATATACAAATCCCCAACGGCCAGTTGTAAGACCAGAAGGAGATCCTACAGGAATAGCAGGCCCACCATGAAGAACAAAGTTTAAATTACCCCAGGAGTTGTTGACAACATCTAAGGTATTATCAGAAGCACCGAAGCGCATCATGCCGCTACTTTGACCAACACCTACACTCTGACCTACAGCAACTCTCGCCAGTCCTTTATTAGAAACTACTTCTAATGTACCAAGAAACTCTTTTCTAACAGCAATATCAGATGTGGGAAGTGCAGTTCCTACGCCAATCTTTCCACTGCTCAGTGCAGCAAATCCAGTACCAGATGTACCAACATGAACTGTGGCAGATGTTGTGACTCCAGTGACATTAATGTTTGTTGCACCAAGACCAGTCACACCGATGGTGGGGAAGTCTACTAATTGTCTTGCATTGAGAGCCGTTCCAATGACATCACCAGTGAAGTTTGTAAGGGCAGAGATGATACCAGAAACTTGGAAACTAGCGGGAAGTCTATCTTCGGGAATAATTCCAGTTAAGAGATTAGCTTCTAAACTACCACTAAATCTATTTGCAGTAATAATTCCAGAAGCATATTGATTACCAAACGAATCAAAAGAGACGCCTTGAGTATATCCAGATGCACCGAGAGGATTGCCTGCAATTTGCAAAACATGTCTTGGATCTGTTGTACCAACTCCAACATTTCCAACCGAATAGATTGACGTAAATCCGAGTCCTACATCAGTATCCACCCACTGAGATGTTGGTAGATTGGATAATGTCGCACCATTACCATAATAACTAACGGCAGTGATAGATCCAGCAGTGCTTACTCTAACGTTTGCCCCTAAAGTTACAGGCCCAATGAATGTAGCAGCAGCACCTACATGAAAGGCATCTGTGAACGTTGCAACGCCAACAAATTCAGATGAACCATATACAGATAAGTTTCTTGATGGGGCCGTAGTACCCACTCCAACCTTATTAGAGGAGACGACCAAATCATCGGTCGCCACCTGCATTCCATCGCGAAAGTTAAATGATTTACGGAAGTTCGATGCCATTACACTGCCGGTTTTAGAGTTATTTATTATTCATCATCAAGTGAGATTGCGTCTTCAATCTCATTAACTCTGCCAGAGAGTTCTTTTACTGCTTCAACCAAGAGAGGAATCACACGCTCATAACGAACACCAAGATAACCAGTATCTTTTTCAGTTACGGCTTCAGGCAGAACTGCCTCTACTTCTTGAGCGATCAGACCAACATCTTCAACGCCATTATACTTAGACTTCTCATTCCAAGTAAATGTGTTACCACTGAGGGCCATTACTTTCTCAAGAGGATCCTTGATTGGGTGAATGTTATTCTTCAGTCTTTCGTCAGAACTGTAGAATGCTGTGATGTCACCTGTTACTTGCAGTTCTCCAGCAACAAGAACATCGCCATTAACTCTGGTCGATGTATCAATAGCAACCTTAGATCCAGTAGGAGCATCAAGAATCAGATCTCCACTTGATGTATCGATTGTGGTTGCACTAGAGAGGCCCAGTTGTACTTTACCAAACAATCCCCATCCATTAACTGTCAGGTTGCCCTGCATGAGAGTGTTTCCACTTACATTCAGAGATGTAAGTTTGAACTCATTGTTTGCACGAACAATCTGGTTGAAGGTAACGGGGCCATCGAACTGTGATACCAGAGCGTTGTTAGCACCACCCTCAACAACGAGAGAGTCTTTGATAGTAACTTCGTCAAAGATAACAGCAAGACGTGCACTCTGCTCACCAGTTGTGGTAGGAACAGGTACATCAAATACTTCTTCTGTACCATTAGCAGAGTTGATCTTTTTGTTGCCGATATAAAAAGCACCATCATTATTCATACCAGTGTAGACAACTACACCAGCGTTTCTTTCCTGTGACTGTGCAAGGAATGTCTCTCTTTCGGTGAGAGTGATTGTTTGAACCTGAGGAAGACCAGTAGAGTAGTTACCAGGGCCATAACCAAGGTACTCAAACGTGTGACCAGATGCTCTAAGAATAGAGTTTCTTCTCAGTTCTACGGCAAGAGGTTCAACTCTCGTGATTCTGGATCCAGCCCTGTGAGAAGATTTAGAAGTACCAAAGTAACCACGGATAACATTCAGACTATCATTGCTTGCACCAGACAGAGAAGATGTAGTAATTCTCATTACCTCATCATCAATCTTGACATAAGATCCGAGGGGGAATCTTGCAGTAGTAGAGATACCACTGGTCGAAAGTCTGATTGTGTTTGCTGTATCAGCGTCGGAAATGTCAGCAACGAGAGTTGCAGTCTCATTCGCAAAGAATGTAAACTGTCTTCCACCAAAGGCCTCAGACTCAGCACTAATATCTTGTCCTTTTGCATCAAATGCAACGGGTAAGACTCTATTAATACCAGTGATTACAGCGGCATTCTGTACTTTGGAGGAGAAAGTATTGATGCCAATAACGTCAGTAACAAAGTAATCACCAACATTATTGTTGTTTACATCAATCAATCTGAACGAGTTACCAGCAAGCAATCCATGAGCATTATTGCAGGTAAATGTAGCAACACCAGCAGCAGCATTATAAGAAACTGTACCGATTGCAGCACTGGGGCCACAGTTGAACACATACTGATTGAGAACAGGTACAGGATCTCCAGTTGTAAATGCAAATGCAACTTGTGTATTGGAAGGTACACTATGAATCTTATATGCTCCACTAGCAGTGTTACCTACACCAGTGATTTGAATAGAGTAATCACCAGCGGTCTTGATACCAGATGTGGCAAGTGTGACGCTAGCACCAGAGAATCCATTCAGATTAAGTTGCTGGCCAGAAGTATAACCAGCGCCAGGAGCAGTAACAACTACATTATTAACTGCACCAGCACCAGATACTGTAACTCTGGCTTTAGCACCATACCAGGAACCAGATGTATTCAGCAGTTTAACTTGCTCGTATGTTCCAGCAGTAAATCCACTACCACCAGTGAGAGTAGAGTAAGTTACAATACCATTGAAACCATGCTCTCTTTCAAGAGTCAGCGTTGTTACACCAACAACAGAATTTGTTGTGATCGCAGTAATAGTATTGGCAAGTCCAAGTCTATTTACGAATGTGTCGATTGTCTCTCTTGTGATACTCTTTCTGAGATCATTAGTTGCAACATCACCAATGGGAGTGCGCTTAGCAAAAGACTTAGCAGATCTTGGATTGGCGTTGAGATTATCCTTATCAAGTTGAGGATAGAAGTTCTCAACAGCAGAACTATACCTCTTGGTTACAAACTCATTGTCGATGGCGTTATCGGCCTTCAGAAGGTAGAGATGATAAACACCATCTCTAGATCCAGGTACATACTTCTGAATGACTTCGCTACGGAAAACATAGAGGTTCGACTGAAGATCGCCTCTTTCAAATCTAGGAAGGTCAGCCGTTCTTGTATTAATGTTGTTAGTTAAATCACCCGTCAGGTGAACAACACCTCTAGTATCAGTTGTAGAATATGTGAATGTCTTAGCATCAGTTACACCAGATACAGTGAATCTACCATTAAATCCACTATTAGCAGCACCAACAGTATTAGTTGTAGATGTAGCATTCTTAATAACAACTGTGTCACCAGGGAATAACTTGTGGTTCTGATTGGTGATGACAGTTACTGTTCCACCAGAAGCAGTACAAGAAGAGATGAAAGATGGATTACGATCAAAGGCATAATCAGATGTTGTGATACCAGTAATCGTGAAATCTGTGTCAGTTCTTACACCAGTATTTGCAGTCTGTTGAATAACAAATCCTTCGCTGGGATCACGAGCGTCTGCTACTTCTTTAGGAATAAAGTATCTTACCTTGTAGATCTTATCGTCAAGACCTCTATTGTCAATAACTCTCTTAATGTAAGAGACGTTAGATTGAGCCCCACCAAGACCAGCAACACCTTGAGCAAGGAAACTTGTGTAGATGCCACTATTAGTTTCTGTATGAATATACCAGTTTCTATTAGCTTCGTCATACTGAAGGGGATGACCGAGATCTCCAGCGACTTTATCAGATACTCTAGAAACAAACGTTAAATTTGTGCCTCCATAAATTGCAACGTTTTCGCCTTTAAGAGCGTCAGAAAGAGTAGATGCAATCTTGTATGTTGTTGCTCCTGTCTTAATTGCAAAGTAGATAGTGTTCTCTTCAATGTTCTCAGGAAGATCACCATCATCACTAATGAGTCTAACTTTCTCACCAGTTTGAATGTTTACAGTGGCACCAGCAATGGACAGTTGACTATTAATAACACTATTGACACGGAACGCCTTCTCAGAAGAAGCATCACCGAATGCTACAGTGTTACCAGAGCCGACAGATACGTCGGTGTCAACCATTTCAATACGTGCGTTGGCAACATCATTGTTGATGTTAACGTATAGTTGATCTTCAACACGAGCTCCAACTCTGTAACCCTGAGATACATTCAGAGGTAGAACGTCTTTCTCATTGTATCCGAACAGATACAGGTGACTTGTTACACCTACAGCAGTTGTGAGTCCAACATCAAGAGTCAGATACTCAATGTTAGTTTCTGTAGGAAGAACTGCTTTAGGTGAGATAATCGAAGTGATGTATCCCTGATCATCTTTAGTAAACGATTCTGCCTTGAATCCGTCAGAAACAAGAGAGATCTGACCAAAGTTAGAGTTGGAGTTGGTGATCGATGCGTCGGCACCAGACTCAGCCGCAAAGTGCTTATTGAAACCAATAGCGAATACAGATACGATCTGGAAGATCGAATCATTGGTCATTCTAATGTGAGATGTTTCCCATCCTTCTCTATAGATTGCTCTCGAATCTAAGTGATAAACAGAAGAGGAAGATGTGGAACTAGATCCTTCAGGAAGATCAGATCCAGTAACTCTGGTGATATTGATTCCCTCGTACAGTCTGGAGACTTCGTTATACTTAACGAATGCACGGTCATCCTTTTGCAGAGAGATAGCAGTAAATTGTGCAAGAACAAAAGACTTAAATCCAGTTGCATTTGCACCATCTCCAAGGATCCCGTTCATACCATAAACGGAACGCAGAGATACGTTGAAGATGTAAGGAGATGCACCAGATACGGTGTCAGTTTCAACGGTAACAGTTGCACCAGCTACAACTCCAGTTCCACTCAGAAGAGGAGGAACTTTAGGAAGAGTATAGGTAAAAGACTTAGAGTTAATTACCGTTGTTACGGTAGTTGAGATATTGTAATCAAGAGGAATAACACCTCTGATCTTAATAGGAGTTGATGCAGTGAGACCATGATCTGTAGCCGTAGTGACGGTAACAACGCCGCCAGCATTAACACCATCGCCAGATGTTAAAGAAGTAATTGTAAGGGCATCAGATGCGAATGCACCTACAATCTCATATTCAGGTCTCTGACTTGTAAACCCATCAGGAAGTGTAGGATACTTCTGATCAATGTCCCTACCAGATGCAGTGTTGAACGCATTGCTCAACTTAGCATAATACATGTCAAGGTCAGTGAGATCATAACCATCGACAATGTTTACACCATCGGCAAACTCAAAGCAAGTCAGTTTGTGGTGAGAGAACAGAGGTCTCGATCTATTTCCTGTACCGAAGTTAGTGGGATCTGTGTAAACCTGGCTGTTCTCATTACCATCAAAGAAGGTGAACGAGTTAAAGTAGCAACCACCAGTTACACGGAAAATTGTAGATCCACCAACATTACTGTCGGTAGGGTTAGGAACATACTTAGGACGAATCTTAGTTTTACGGAGGTCTAGACCAACAATGGAAGTACCACGAGGAATGATAATACCACCGTTTACACTATTAAACTTGTAAAGGATGTTGTCTTCAGCACCAAGATCAAATGCAGATTGTAGAGAAAGCGAAAATGTATCTTGAGCGAGTGCTTGAGTACCAGCGGGAGATACCGAATAGGGTGTTCCGCTAATATTCCTGATTTTAAATCCAGGTCTATTATCAATAATGTGCTCACCAGGGAAGCAGAGAATAGTCGTAATGTTGATCAGATCATTCTCATTTCCCTTCACATAAGAGAAACGAGCCGCTTCAATCAGTGCACGTTGAATAGTTTTAAACGGTCTCGCTAACGAGTTGCCCTGATTCTCAATGCCGTCAGTAGCATCAATATCATTGGGGTTAACATAAAGAATACGACCTTCTGTATTCTTAATCAGATTCTCTAACTTACTGAGAGGCATTGCGCTAGTTTGCTCAAATTCATCCTACAGTATTTAGACGGATGCATAAGAGAATAAAAAGTCTCTAACATATTTGTCAGAAAAATCTCTTCCAAACTTATTACCAAGATAGCCTGCAACTGGATCAAGATTCAACATATATGAATCAAAGTCTCTGTATTCAGATACATCCTCACCAGTTGGTTTTGTTGAGTCAAGCAACTCTTTGTATGCGGTTACATATCTCTTGAATGTGTCCAGATGCTCAGGAACTTCACTTCGAGTGCACTTTCTAACGTAAATGTACTTAGAGAAATGGTTTCCTGCTTGGAAAAATCTAATATCATCTGGAGTATTCTCATACATATCAGCCAAATGACACCTCATGAATGGGTTGTCCCAATCATAATATGGTGCTGGATGTTGGAAGTCAAATACTATAATAACCTTCTTATCAAAGAAGCACATTAAATCCATACCAAGACAGGGCAAGTTAGCCCCAGTCTTAGGATAGACAATGTTATTATAGATCTCAGTCTCACCACAGTTAATGACGGTTGCTCTGGACTTGATTATATGCTCTCCGCTATACAATCCAGATCCCAAGATAGCGTCATTCTTTCCTATCGTGTGACCAACATCATCGATTGTTAAATTTAATTTTTCAAAAAGAAAATCAGAGTAATCATCCCACATTTTAATTCTCCGAATGGGCATGGCGGGAGTCGAACCCGCATGAGCAATGCTCGACAAATTTTAAGTTTGTTGTGGATACCAATTTCACCACACGCCCTCAGACTACTTCCTCTAAGTCTTCTTGAGGAAGAAGAACTAGATCTCCCCCAGGGTTCTTGATGAGGAAAGATTCTCCCTCACCAGCCCTATCAATGTACTCTTCGAACTTTTCTTCGAACTCTTGAATTGTAATTGTAATCATCGCAGTGTAGTCACAACCTCAGCGTAAGCGATTTGCTCATCAGGAACAATAGCGCGAACAAACTCAAGAACATTCATGAACTCATCCAGAGTGTCACACTCAACCATCTTCTCACTACCATCATCAGCAGTCAGGAGAACGGAGCGGGTGCAAACATCAATGGCAACGGATTCCAGGAGTTGCTCGGGCATGGTGCGCTTTGCTTGATTACCTATGTATTATAGCACGGACCCCCTGCCCTGTCAAGAGATTTTCATGATGAAAGCCAGAGCGTAGTATGGTGGACGGTTTTCGTGATACTTATCCCCACCAGTTGATCCAGAATCAATATTAAAGGTTGTTCTGTCTTCAGCGCCGCCAGATTGGTTCTGCTCAGGGCCTCCACCAGGATATTGAGCCGATCCAGTGTGAGTGTGAGCAGCAAGTTCAGCAATTGTTAATTTATGGGCAATACTTCCGCCAGTAGATCCAACTCCAATAGAAGTTCCCGATGTAAATGTTTCAGCACCTGTTGTTGTATTGAAACTCCATCCATTCGCTGTATCAGTGCCAGCACCAACAATAAATCTACTTCTTAAATCTGGAGTTCCATTAGTTCCGTCACATAAAGCCCACTTAGTTGGAATTGTGGCAATAGATCCAGACCACATAATAATACCCCCAACGGGCATTTGAACCTCAACTGGAGGAATTATTACCTCAGGAATATTTTCCTCATAATATTTCTTAGTGACATAATGCTCATCAAGTTGAGGATCAACACCAGCAACAGGCTGAAGAAATGTAGTCTTCTCTGCGATTAGACTATCGCTGAGAATACCATCTGGATTATCAATATTTGGATAAAAAGTTTGAAACTGTGACATAATTATCTGCTGATGAGTGATTTTCCAATTTTCAACAGAATTCCAGGCCCAAGTTTAGTTGTAGCAGCAATCTTTTGTACAAATGTTTGTTGCATCGATTGAATGATGTTTCCAGACTTTCCAGTTGCCTGAACTTTGTTGCTATCAATGTCTACTTTGGCTTTACCTCTAAGATTTAGATTTCTACCTGCTTTAAGAGTTAGATCCCTAGAGGCTTCCAGAACAACATCTCTACCTTTGATTCTAACCTGACCAGAGATTGCGTTGATGCAGATGTCTCCGTTCATGCAGTTAACAACCATATCAATCTTGCCCACATCATTATCTTCGCCAGCAGTAACTTCCATCGTTTTATCAACGACGATTCTTACAGTACCATCCTGAGATAATGAATGAATAAAGACCTCACCTTCATCGGTGATAGCCATAACCTTGGCAACTTCTGGACCAAATCCACCAGGTTGAGGATTGTTGATGTCTTGTTTATAGTTTGGCCCTTTATTGGCAATGATCCTTCTTTCTTTGTTAGACATTATTGAACTCTCAGTACCTCAAAAGGTGAACCAACACAATCCTTGACGTACAGAATTTCTCCTGTACCATCTATAATTATATCACTAATAACAGGTGCTAAGTTTGCACCACTACCATTACCATCAACAATTAGTGTAGGAATAGTTCTGATCGAATTGACACTGAGAGGTTCTACTTCTCTGATAACGCCATCTTCAATGACAACGTTATAGTTGTTACCTAGATCGTCTGTAACTACTGTGTCTTCGTCATACCCAATGCCACCATTTACAACAGTAACTTGAGTAACAGCAATGACTGCTTGTTCTGGATCGAGAGGATAACCCTCACCAGGATCGACAACATGAATGGATTGAATACCACCACTAGAGTTTAGTGTTGCTCTAGCAATACATCCATATCCTCTCTTACATTGATCATTAATCTTTACGATTGGAGGATAAACATATCCTTGACCAGGATTCTCAATTTGGAATCCAATAATTCCCCCCAGTTGATTAGCAGCATCAACTGTTTGATTCACAACATCACCAAGTCCTTCTGTCTCGTTGATGACATTACCAACAAATGCTTTGGCAAGAGCACCGAATCCACCACCACCGATAAACTCTACCTGTGGTTTTCCACAAGGAAGTGCAGCTGGATCTCCAGTGTAGCATCCTTGACTTTGACGAATGTTCAGATTTGGATTGTTTGTAAGACCCTGAAGTAGTCCTTCGGAAGATACATTCTCTGTTCCGAGATTGAACGATCCAAGTTTATCCATGACCTTATCGAACATGCTTGGTTCTTCTTTCTCACCAGATGCAGGTTCTCCGTTTGCTTCTCTCTCACCTTGTTTCTTTGTACTCTTCTCATCATCATCCTTTGCTTTCTCGGGCCCAGTTCCAATGCACCACTTCTTAATCTCGGCACATGCTGCACCCTGACCACAATCAAGGAAAGAAAGAATCGATTGAAATGCTCCAGCAGTTCCTTGTAAGAATCCGATAACAGTAAATGCAGGGCCAAGAATTTTATTTAAAGTTTGAAGTGGCCCTGCTAAACCATCAGAAATTTGTTTTACAATGTCAGCGAGGAAACTACCAGCGTATGCTTCAACAGCACACTGAGTTACATCAAGAATGTTACCAACAAAAGACTCTAAGAGTCCTCTTGCTGCCTCTTTCAAACCCTCAACGATCTTATTACCAACACACTGAAGAGTGTCTTGAAACTTCTCAATGATGGGTATTTGAGCCGCTTGAGCAGCAATACCAGCAGCAGTTGACAGAGGAACATTTCCAGCAGTCGCTACCATCGTAGAGGCAAACACTGAATTGAATAGAGCATCCAATCCATCTGCTAATATGTTCTCTAATCCACCGAACAGAGCACCAATGGCACTCTGAACAAAATTACCACCAATGTCTTGGATTAGATTCAGAACCTTATTGATTTCTTTCTGGATATTGCTTAGTGCACCAGTAATCTTGCTTAGTTTGTTTACAAGATTATCCAGAACATCAGTCAGTTCTGCCAGAGGGTTATCCTTACATGCATCAGCAAGTTTTACACAAGTGCCATTTGCTCTGTTATCAGCCTCTACTCCATCTGTTCCCTTTTTTGTATTCGTGGGAGTCTTAGGAGAAGCAGTTCCTTGTTCTCCAGTTTCAGATGGATCAGATGCTGTTTTAGGATCAGCACCGTTTTTAACTTCGGTTGCTTTATCTGCAATCCTGTTGTGAGCAGGCTTCATCTTGTCAGTCTTTCCGCTGTAAGGCAGGAAAGGTGACTTATACTTAGCAGATGCTAGTTTGGTAACCTCGTCTGTTCTACCAAAGACACCATTAATGCACGGTAATTGTGCATTATCACCGTCTAAGAAGAATCCAAATACTACATCACCAGGTCGAAGTGTATGACTGGAATAGTTACCAGCACCACCACTACCAGATGTAGTTCCTAAGAGGATATTGGCGTAAGGAAGTTTATCATTGGGCAGTTCCTCTTCACTGAAGGGATGATAGCCCATGATTCTCACACGGACTCTATTGCCCCAGGTGTCTCTGATCTCGCCAGGGGCTACCTGACCGATCCACCAGCGGAACCCGTCTCTACCGACGAAATTAGTTTGTAAACTTCCAAACTCCTCTAAAGACATTTATATCAGTCGTCGTAAACTAAACATTCGGGTGCATCTGGATTTGCATCGCAATATAATTCCAGAGAGGTAGGATCATGATGATCCTCTGGGTGATTAGCTTGATATGCTTCCAGTTCTTTCAATTCTCCTTCAGTATGACGACGCATCTGTGGGGAAATGGTAGGATCGTCCAGGATTCTTTTATCCTGTTCAATATGTGCTTCAATATTTTCCATTTATGCTTCCTTATTATTTGGTGTGTACAGTCCTATTGTATCACGGACCAGAGTCATATATGTTATCGCTTTTTGTCCTTCAAAATAATGACAAAGATCCTTAATCATATATAGTCCACTTTGAACAGGGTCTGGTTCATTTTGCTTTTCGGCATTAGTGACAACAGATGGAAACATGCATTTAATAATTTGTCCTGCCTCTAGATTTGTGTTACAAGGGACAGCCATCTTTACCTGTTGAGTAAAGAGTGAGTTGTATCTCATCAGAGATTGAGAGTGATACTTTCCAGGATCAGCATTAGCACTCTTATCGTTCTTTTCTCCAAGTGTTCCAATGTCCTGAACACCTGTGATGATTCGAGATGGAATCTCACCAAGATTTATTTTCTGACCATAAGCATTCTCAACCTCTGGCAATACAAACTGCTGACCGAGATTTCTAACTCCCTGAAGATAATCCTCTCTGGTAAACAATCCGATGTCTGGGCTGGTAAACTGCCAGGTCAGAGGATTCCAATAAACTCTATATGATGCAAACTGACCAGTCCTCAGTTTAGCGATCAAATTAGTATTTGTGATTGTTTTATACTGTAAGATGTTGTTGCTTGTGTCCTCATTGATAGAACTCTTGTTAACATCACTATATGTAAATTCTGCTATTGGAGTTTGAGCAATCAATCCATCAATGGACTTAAATTTAAATCCACTTTTTGTCTGATAGAATAAGTATCCAGCAGATGCATCTTTTTCTGTCTTTCCAGATACAGACTTGGCAGCAAGAGATTGAAGAACCGTGAATGGTTTTCTACTGTTACCTATAAACCCATACTTGTTTTGTGTATCATCAACGTCAAAAGGAAGGTTCGTTTGAATAACCTCAGACATAATTTTTTTAACGTTCTCTGAGATTCTGGCTGATCCCTCATATTTTTTAAAAACTCTACTTGTCTCGTTCTTGATTGCTTCTTTAGAAACCAAATGAAGTGTGAATCTTTCTTTTTGGTTTGTTGCGACTACATCACTAACTTTTCCAACATGAAGATACTCAGTAGTATCATCCCATCTTAATCCAGATCCTTTTCTAGTATCAATAGAAATCTGAACTCTTTCTCCACCTCTAACAGGTAAACCATTATATAATCCTGTACCATTGACTACTCCACCAGAAGTAGTAACGATCAATTTTGCAGTTACGGTTGGGGAAAAAATATCCTCGTAGTATGCAAAACCAACAACACCATTGCGAATATCAATGACTTTTGATTTGTCATTAGACTCAATATTCAATACCTTATAGGATGCTGATTGTTGAGCTGCTGTCATTGATATGCAAGTGAATTGAATAACATACTATTTAATGGAGCACCAGGGTTCATCATTCCACCTGTAGAAGGGGTAGTATTCGTAGTCTGTGCTTGAGTCTGTTTCTGCTGCGCTTGTTGTCTCGCCATTCCCTTCTTGAGCAGTCTCACAAACTTTGCCATATCAAAGTCTGGAGGAGCTTCAGGCAAAGGAGAAAGATCTCCCTGTGGACTATCTGGGGAACTGATTACTGGAGAAGATCCAGTACCACCACCTTTAAATGAAACATGCAAGTGATCAAAGTGATTGGCATCGTCTTTCCATTTCAATTCAGCGATACCAAGAGAACTTCTATTGTCCTTCAGATATTTTGCAAGTTTATTGATTTTTGCTTCGCTATTATGAGACAATGGAAAATCTAGTGCTTCTCCATAATTATGGTAAGAGTTATAACTTCTACGCATCACACGCTCTCTACCAGTTCCCGTATAACCACTCTTTCCAGTTGTACTGTATGGAGTAATAGCAAAGTCTGGATGTTGCCATGCATAATATCCTTGACTTTGCAAAAATCGTCCTACCTTTACAGCCTGTGAATATGCAGGAGTTTGACTGCCACTTCTTCTAGCGTTACCATCACCAGCACCCATCTGAACTTTTCTGACCAGTGCTCTCTCTGCGGCACTTGCCTTATCGCTAGGGCCAACCCAAGGAGAGATTCCTCTTTCCTTGATGAGTTGAATTGCCATTTTATCTTGAACCGCTTTAGTGAATTTAGTATCATCACTAAAACCAGCACGGGCAGCGACTCCAGGAAGAGTATTACCAACAAACTGATATCTTCCTACAGCGTGTAATTTACCCTTTGCAATCCATTGAGAATTCGTGATTCTTTCTTCTCGCTGCAAGGCTTTGATTTCACCGATGGTCATATCCTCCAAGGATCTACCACCATGCTGTCTCATTCTTCTAATATCACCAGAAAATCCTACTACTCCTCTACCACCTGCAACACCAATCTGGTTTACAGCATTATAACCAGCAGCACCAGATTCATACTTTGCCAATACGGCAAGTGCTTTTCTCTCATCTTCAGTAATCTCTTTACTGAATGAATTATTTCCTGGTAAAGGAGGGCCTCCAGTACCAGGATCATCACCAACTGGAAATGATCCCAACGGAGCACTAAAGATCTTTGCCGCCATATCATAATCTTGCTGCATAGAATCATATGCTGCATCTAGTTGATCAGTTGCCCTTTTTACATCTCCGCTCTTATCGCCAAAATCTAGAGTTGCAATTTGCTTTGTCTTTGCGGCAATCAAGTTTGCCATTGATGTAACAATCTGCAACTGCTTGTTAGCCATATTGGTCACAATTTGACCCATCTTTTGAATCCTTTGATTCAAGTCTTTGATGGCATTGATGATCTTTGGTAACTTATCTGTAACCCATCCAATCAGATATATTCCCAAGAAATTCATAATTCTTGAGAATGCATCTACAGCAAAAGACGGAACCTTCTTCAGCATTGGCATACTGAAAGTTGATCCACTTTCCATTGCACTTTCAGCAGCAGTTCTAGTTTTCTGCTCTGTTGCAAATCTAGTAGTTGCTACTTCCTGTTCGTTTAACTTCTTTGTAGTTTTGCGCTTCTTTTGAAGAACTTTCTCAATATTGATGACAGTTTTTTTTAATCTGGCACTACCATCCTGCTGCTTGGTTAACGCTCCACCAGCAGATCTAGTTACAGGACGATAAGGAACAATGGCTGCCATCAGACTAATACGTTATAGACGGAGTAAGAGAATGATAGGTACGGATTATCATAATTAGTTGGTTCAACATTAGGAATGTCTGTTACCAGTTGTTGATTTGGTACAGATTGTGGTACGCTAGAACCACTATCAGAAACTGGAATGACTGCAGGAGCACTACGGCCTCTACCAGTTCTAATAGGTGTCAATGCCGATGCATTTTGCATTGCACCGCCAGGAGATACTCTTGTCATGTCTCCTGTACCAGCACCAGACATCGCTGGAATGTCTTTAGCGGGTTCCGTTCCAGCATTAGCTGTTCTAGTATCCCAACCTAGAAGGGCTTTGGTTGTATCATCACTTTTGTTCGCCCAATTAGTGAACCATTTATCAAATTCGTTTGGTTCTCTTTTCTTTTCAGAAAACCACTTATCAATTGGACTTGCCAATAATGATCCCGCTTTGTCACCTAAGTAACCACCCAACAATAGTCCTATTGGTAAACCAAGTCCAGGAATCGCTGATGTTAAGGCTGTTGTAATAATTCCAGCTGTTCCACCAGCAGCAGCACCTTTAATTATACCTGCCAAGAAAGCCTGAGTTGGAGATTGCCCTTGAGTTAAACGATCTCTTACATCAAATCCCGCACCAAGAATCATTCCTAAAAGATTACCTTTAACTAAGTTCTTAAGTCCATTACCAAGTGCACCACCTGTTTTTCCAAGAAGACCTTTGATTGGATCAAAAGCCTTCTGAAGTAACTGTTTAGGATTTAATTTATCTCCAACTCCCTTGATAAATTGTCCTGCTCTACCAGTTAATCCTTGAACTGCTTTAGATGAAGATTTAGAAAGTTGTTTAATTTTCTCCGCGCCAGGAACTCTACTTAATATTTCTGCTCCTTTTGCAGTAACTTTAGAAACAGCATTTTTTGCAGCATCAGTTACAGTCTTGAGTGGATTCTGAACTAAAGACTTAAGCTTGTTCAACATTCCAACTGCAAGATCTCTAATCTTTCTAAAGAATGGTGTGAATACTTTTTTTCCTACCTGGGCAGCAAATCCTGCAATTCTCTTTGTAGTCTTTGCAATCCAAATTACAAATCCATTCGCAATGTTTGCGACAGGAGTAAAGAACTTACCAAGAGAATTAATAAGTACATCCCTGTACTTAAGAAATTGTACAACATTTCCCTCTGCCTTAGCAGAGAACATATTGATGAGTTTATCGGTTGTCCAACCCGCCAGATAAATCATCAAGAACTTGGCGAGTTTCTCTAAGAAAGGAATCTGGAGTTCCATTCCTTTCTTAGCTTTCTCGACCTTTTGGGTTCTTTCCTTATCCTTACCTTCTAATCTATCTTCTGCTCCACCTCTGAGTAATCTTTCTCTTGCTAATCTCTGTTTTTCAAATAAAGATTCTCTATATTTCTGCTCCGTATCTGCATCTGCTTTCAGCAGTACAAGAATATTCTCTAACTTTTGACTAACGTCATTAGTAGCAATGACACCAGGAGATCTTATAGCAAGTGCTCCACCAGTAAGACCACCAGTACGGCCTGCTCCGCCACCGCCACCCTTAAAACTACCTCCCCCACCTCCAGTTCCAAATACCTTGGAACCAGAGATCTTTGCTTTCTTAAAAAGTTCCTTTCTTTGTTGCGGCGAAAGATACTCCCCCGTCATGGGATCTTTGCCATGGGCCAGAATGGCACTCATTAAATTGTCAGTCTTACCTGATGCCATTCTGCTGTTGATCCTTTAGTCTCTCTTCTTCAAGATATTGTGACAGGAGAGTAACGTATATTTCACGTTCCCAAGGGATCATGTTTTCCAACTCTGTCAAGCTATATTTATGGTGCTGAACCAAGGCAAAATTTGTCTTGTAGTAACTCTCGACAGTTTCATGCGAGAGTGCTAGCTGAAAAAACTTGCCAGACCCTCCAGAACAATCTTGTTCTTCTTCTTAGTCTTAGGATTAGTCACATTAATCTCATGAGAAAGTTTAGGCATGGTCTCGAAGAATGCCTCAATATTTTTGAACTGAGATGTTGGAAACTGTTCCAAGAACTCGATCATTTCTTTTTCACTGAAATCAGCCGAATCCCAGGATTCTTCATCATTATAAATGGTGTCTACACACTTCGCAATTAATCTAAAAGACTCGTCGCTTCCACCACCAACAAAATTGTTCTCAATAAACTCTTCAAACTTAGGATAATTCATCTTCACAAAGTAACCGTTACCGATATCAATAACATCTTTGTGCTTAGGATCTTTGGTTACTTTGATGTCATCTACATCAACTTCAACTTCAACCTCAGTTTCACCATCATCTTCACAAGTCACAACGATGGGAATCTTTTCACCAACGGATTTACCGCGAATGTTAAGGAACAACAGTTCAATGTCAAATGTAGCAAAGTCAGCAACATCAACACCCTTGGTGACAATGCAATTTGACAGAACTTGTTTTACAGCCTTAGCGATCTGTTTACTATCCTCACTCTCCATGGCGAGAATTAGGATCTTTTCTTCCTTTACTAGGAAAGGTCTAAACTCAATTTTCTTTCCCGTTGAAGGAATGGTCAATTCGTAAGTTGGAGTCGAAATTACTGGTAATGGCATGACATCCTATAGAAGATTCAGTATGATTATTTATTACCCAATGTCGCGACCAAAATTGGTTGCATCCTGTTTCCTGTCACCAGGGCCCTGTCTAAATTGAATGGTGTTTCCAGGAGTATTTCTAATGATACCATTATTATAGTATTCATTGGAAAGATTTCTTGAAAGTTTATCAGTATTAAATGGAGTAGGTGCTACTGGAGGTGTGACTGGAGCAGCCTGAGTAGTTGTTGGTTCTTTATTAGAATCGGTGTTCCGTGCAATAGCAGCACTAGAAGTCTTACCGCACTGGTAAGTATCATAAGACAGAGTAACGTTCACTCTAAGTACCTGAGACCCATCATAGGAAACAGGGGTTGAACTTAAAGAAACAGGAAAGACATTAAAGAAATTATACTCTAGAGGTTTAATCTTTTTATCTTTCTCAAACTTAGTGATAGAGAATCCAGACTTACACTTATAAGTGTCTGGGTATCTCATTCTGACAAAATAACCAGGTGTAGACTTTGACTGATTAGATCCAGATGCAATAAACTCAATCCAATGCTCAAACAATTTTAGCATACTATAGTTTAAATCACAATAGAACCCAAGTGTGAGTTGGTCATACATTCTACTGTGAGCATACTTTTGAGTAACTCCCATGAAATCACCATACACATCAGCAGTGGCTAAAGATGATCCAGGAAGAGTTGCCTCATAGCAAAGTAATCCAGCATCGTTGTTGATAAACGCGGATGATACACCTCTTCCGTTTAGAAAAGTTGATAACTCACCAGGGAATCCATTCATTCTCACAAGGTAGTGAGAGCTGAGTGCGAGTCTCGTTAGGAGTGGTGCTACGTCTGTGACTTTGGCGCTTATCGACATCTAAATATCTCTAATGCTGTGATTATTCTATGTCATATCAAGGAAGGTTTCGTCCCAGTAACACAAAAAAGTATAGA